GACAGATAAGCGCCCGCATTTTTCATGGTCGCCACACGGATGAATGCGTCTTATATCCCATGCAACCTTATCTTTAGATGTTATCACCTTTATGTTGAACTCAGCATTAATCATCGTTAATTTCCCTTCTATATGTTAACACAAGGATTAACGCAATAGTTAACGCACAGGTACATTCATGCATTTCCAAACCGCTGCATCAACCTTTCCATGCTTTTTCTAAAGAGTTTCACCGATGCGTACACTAGATTAGCAGCAATAACAAGATAAAGCACACCTACAGGAGGCCTTGAGAGAAACGGTACGACACTTGATACAATAAATGCAATACTCATATTAGCAGTAAACTGATGGTAACGAAAATAATGATTCAGTATTCCTTCGTAGACACTAACATCATCACTTGATAGATTTTCAAATGTTATGTGAGTTTTTGATGAAATGCCACATATGAAATTATAACGAATCGTATCAATAATAAGCCCCAGCATGAATGATGATACAGCAAATGCACATGCCCATAAGCCCCATGGCATGGTCGGACCAAAAAGTCCTATCTTATATATATGGAGAAGAAGGAAGAAGCCCGGCAGGAAATGAGCAATAAAAACACCATATAAGAAACTCATTAGCATCCCTCCTTATTTTGATAACCCTAGAATAAGCTGAATCCTACATAAAGATTCCAACCACGATCGAATGATTCATTAGAATTAACGAACTTGCTATTATCGTAGGAAGCCCCGACGTAGAAGGTAGGTGACAATATAATAACACCTTGACAGAATGACTCAGAGAGGAGAAATGGATTCATAAGCGCTAAAATGATTGATAGATCTATACCTATAGACCCAGAAAGACGCATGTTGGTGTAGTCGAAGCCGCCGCCCCTTCCGTAGCCAAGCCGGCCGCCTAACCGTATGAAGGATAACTCCTTAATAAGTGGTATGTCAACATCCATTGACGCAAAAAGACCATTACCAGATCCCTTGGGGGTTCTTATGTGTTCGTACCCGAGACCGGCGTAAAGAAGCGGATATGATTCCTCGTCATGGTTGAGTAGATATTTGAAGCCCCCGCTCCAGTCCTTGTTGTAAACATTTTTGTCAATTTCAATATTGATCGGGAGGATGTGAGGCAGGGCATTTGATATAGCAAGAGCTGAGAGGATGAACAAAACAGCGAATATTTTACGCATGTATTACCTCCTTTAATAGTATGTCACAGTATTATATTTATAGTCATATTATAGTCAAGTAGAAATTTTGGGGGTAAATCGTTCTGTATATAGAACAATTTTTGGGTAATTTTGTTCTGTGGACACTACAAAAAGACCCAATTTTTGATGTGGTTATTCAGTGAGAAGATCGTCTCTTTTCCCTAAGACCCACTCTAATGCCTCAATTTTACCCAGATGGTTGAAAAATGCAGGTAGCCCCATAGTACCACTATCCTGCGTAACACTCCATAGGGTATCTGTTTGATTATTCAACCCTTCTAACATAGCCTTAACTTCCTTTTTGCTTCTCATATCACCTCCTTATTTTGGACAACAGTTATTATATAGGTAATTAAGTCTATGTCAACGAAAAAGAAGCCCGCCGTGCCAATCCTAGATCCTTATAGGCCTAGGGGGACGGCGGGGAGCTTAATTTATACAGTGCGAAGCGGCGCGCCTTACGGACCCATACCTCGCACCATCTATAATATACCATAATAATGAATAATGTCAAGCAATTAATCATACGGTAGGGATAATCAGTCAACCATAATGATCAAATAGTAGGGATAATTCATCAAGTTGACGGATATATTGACGATTAAGTTGACGGAACCAACTGCTCTGGAGGATGCTGATGGTATGATAAGAGAAGCAAACCCAACCAATGGAGACCCCAGATGAGTAAAAAACACAAGAATGGCCGTTCATTCTATTCCATCACAATCCCAACATCTCTTAAGGTCAACTGGGACATTATGTCCAAATTCATCGAAGATGAGTTCAACATAGTACTTAAGGTTGAGGATGATACACTTTACTTATCGGGACGTAACAAGAAACTTATGAAGGAGGTTGGTAATGTCATTATAGAACTATCTTTATCAGGAGTTACATATAAGAGCGTCGAGGAACTGGCGGCTATATGGGGAGATTATCTAAGCGCGCGCCATATAATAACATATGATAAAGCCGGCCGGCCTATAACGCCTCTATCAGAGAACCAGAAGCACTTTATCAAAGCTGTGCAGGAAAATGATATTACATTTGTAATAGGCCCCGCCGGAACTGGTAAGACATATCTTGCTGTTGCACAAGCTGTTGGGATGTTAAGAAGCCGCCAGATAAATAAGATTGTAATAACGAGGCCTCTCGTTGAGGTTAATGAGAAGTTGGGATTCCTGCCAGGGGATATAAAGAACAAGGTAATGCCATTCCTTATACCAATATATGATGTACTTGGGGAACTCTTCACCAAAAGTGAGCTTGAAAATTTAGAGAAGAATGGAGTTATCGAAATTATTCCTATCGCGTTCATGCGTGGGAGGACTATAAAAAACAGCATCGTTATTGCTGATGAGGCACAAAACCTTACGATTTCACAGATGAAAATGCTGCTTACTAGGATTGGATTAGGTACAAAATATATTATTATAGGAGATGTCACACAGAGTGACATACATAATGGCAAAAAGAATGGACTTCTTTATGTTGTTGAGCGCATAAAGAGGGCGGGAAGCCGCGGCTTCGGTATCGTTAAGATGACAGATGTCGACATAAGGCGGCATCCTATTATAACGGAGGTGCTCAAATTGTTTGATAATTCCGTCTAGCAGAAATAATAGACATCTTAGACATCATCTGAATGATCTTCTTCTACATGCGAAATATCGTGTACAGGATACCCAATCATTTTTTTATTTTCCAGTAATACGCAGTACAATCCTCCCTTTGCATATGTTTCAATAACATTCTTATATGTTAACGGATATAATTTATCCTTTAACCACAATATAACTTTCATATCTACCTCTTCATAATACAAATTGTTCCATAATTACGCCTTTCGGTACATGTATAATATAGAGCCCGATACGAGGCTGCCCTATAGCTATAATTTTCCACTGAGGGAAGCGGGGCTTCTGTTTATACACCTCCACACTACCATGATATGTACTATCCTCCATTATAATAGCTTTATCAGCAGGGATCTGAACCAATTGGAAATGATCATTATTTTTCCTATAAGCTATGTAAACCAAATTTCCATTAGTATTACCGGTACCCAAAAGAAACTTACCTTTCATGCCTTGAAAGTAATCTATTGATACTATTGTATATTCATCTGATTTGCGTAACTCTTTAGGTATAAACTCATATATGATAATTCCTACTACATAAGATGCAAGACATATGAGCACAACATGGATGATATCCAATCTCACCTTCTTGAATAATAAACGCAAAATAATAACGAGACAAATCGGTAGGATAAACCAAACCATAAGTGGCCTCCCTTCACAATACAAATTGCTTCAACATAGCGCCTTTTGGTACATGTATTATGTAATGGTGAATGGTTGGTTTACCAATAGCAACTAATTTCCACTTAGGAAATCGCGGCCTCATTTTATAAACACACACGCTACCATAATATGTGCTATCTTCTAGAATAATAGATTTTGATGCCGGGATGTATACCAATTGAAATTCATCTCCAACCTTTTTATAAGCTACATATATCATCTTCTCCTCGATATGACCTACACCTAAGAAAAACTCTCCCCGCATATGTTGAGATGAGTTGATCGATACGATAGTATACTCATCATCCTTATATACCTCCTTATTCAACGACTCATACGCAAGCATCCCAAAAAGAGTGGTTGCTGCATATGATGTTATCATTACAAGTATAGAAATAATAATACTATGTGTACGCAATAAGATATATACCATAATCAATATTGGTAAGATAAACCAAACCATAAGACCTCCTCAGCTTGTCCTTAGATATATTAGAACTGTTACGATATCATCATCAGTAATGCTTCCATAAGCCTGCTTCAACTGGTATTTTAATGTATTATAATCCCTTGCTGCCATGTTGTGTTCAATCTCAAGAAGCGGGCGTGGTATATCCTTTAGCTTACCGACCCAATGACCTAATATCCGCCCCGTACCAACAAGCTCGTACACAAAGGGAGGCCGGCATCTGCCGTAACGATCCTTGTGACACACCCATAATTCAAGCTCTTCACCCAATTCAACCTTAGCCCATCCAGTACCCTTCCTTACTGTCGTAGCAATATGCCCTACAGGTACATCGAATCCATGACACCGGTTTCTCAATTGTCTCATTACGATTCCCCTGAATCTTTTCTAATATACTTATAGAAAACAAATCCTAATATAAGCCCCACAACGAACCAGAAGAATCCCATAGTTCACCTCCTTGTTTTTATTATTACATCATCTTTAACTTCAAAATCAAAGAAACAGTTAGGCGCGCGCTCCTTGAGAATCTTTAAGATATCAATGAATACCTGCCTTATTTCCCATTGCGCTGAAGCCGCGCCCCTTAGCTCTATCATATGTCTCCATTGACGGAAATTAGCGGTTACAACAATTTGCGATGCACATGCGTTAGGTAAAACGAACCTTGCATCCTCCTTAGGAATACCTAATGTCAGGAGAACGCTATATAATTTCTGTAAATATCGCATTGTTTCTTCATATAGAAGGCGGGCTTCCTCATTACCTTCTATTGAAGGTGGTACTATATAAGTGAAGCCGGCCTCCTTTACATATCTTTGCGATCTTTGTGTATAGGAACATAACCTGTGCCTAACAAGCTGATGAGTCGCCGCACGGGATATATTCTTAATAAGGAAGGTAGCAGATGCATGCTCTAATACTGATAGATGACCCCACTTTATAAGCTTACGTATGAGTTCACCAGGTTGACCTTTAGGTTCCGATGCATGTGATACTCTACCAGCCTGCTCAATAAGCTCTTCAGCATTGGGAGTTATTGATAATAATGTTATGTCAGCCAACTGCTCCTCCTTTTAATGAATACATTATCATCATCCTCTTGCAATATCTTTAACTAATTATCCATTATGATCCTTTTCCTTTAATTTATTAACTATATTTTCCAAGTTTTTAAATTTATTAATATAATAACCTATAATTTCTATTGCCGTATCAATATCAATGGGAATGTCAAAAGCAACAGCCATAATTTCTTGATCATCATAATTCAATTCACAAGATATTGTTAACACCCCTTCATCAAATTCTAAATCAAAATCCCCTACTGCCCCCTCAAATGCTAATGGATCTTTCTCTTTTATAAATTCATCATCATAAATCTGTCTTGCTTTTCGTCTTGCTTCTTCTACATAAGATTCAAACCTCTTATTAAATACATCTATGAATGCCGATAGACTCATAATCCCTCCTTTTTTATTTTTGGAACATACATTACCTCTCCATTACTAACTATCTTATGTGCAGGTATGCAATTTCGACAATCAGCACCACATGGCATTAGATCATCAACCCCACATCCGCAACTCTCATCAGGTGAACATAATCCATCATAACCATGATTAACTAACCATTCCTTTACAATCTCCTCTACTGTTTTATCCACAATTCCTCCTTGTCAAGATTCTAACAATCCCTCATGTGGCCTCCTCATATGAGGTTCCTCCTTCATCGAAGCGGCTTACATGGATAATGCCATGCAGAGGCCATCTTCTCCAGAGGCGTAACTTCGAACCGGCCCGACCCTAGTCTTACATCAATATTATATCAAATTGAAAACAAAAGGACCTGTAATTCTCTCTCTGACTCTGATAGAATGTTTTTTGCCGCAATCTTTTGAGCACAAAATTTTTAATGTCTTTAACCAACTCCTTCACAAACTTCTCATAAATAATTCTCTCATAATAGTCATTGGATAACAACATTTCCACCTCCTTTTTTTCACTATAATATGCATAGAGGCCTAAATGTCAAGGTATAATTTCAAAGATGAAACGAATACAACACATACTGTTACTAATAATAGTATTAATAATTATTGCTATAGGACATCCCTTCCGTCCATTTTATGTCTTCTTCCAAGAGGGCTACAATGACACAGCTTATGTGGACACTACAGATGCATGCATCCCTTGTTCAACATCATATAATGTAACGATCTGCACAACAGCTGTCATATCGTCATTACCTATTGACACAACAGACGACACACTATGGCATGGTTACTTATTAAAGCTGTGGATAAAAGACACTTCAGGATACATAAGCGATACATTTTATGTGAATGATACATGCTTCAGAACATTGTATCAAGTAGTACCTTGCAACATAGCACCTACATGTTCGTTGGTATGGGGATATCATTTCTGGGTTATAAATTTAGATTGCATCAACTTACAACATGGTATCTATGTAGGCGATGGTGATAGCATATGTGTCTACATCGGCAAAGATATGCAACATGGACAGAAATGCATAGCGGTAAATAGCAGCACATCAGTACATCAACTAAGAGTGATAGCCGGAGATACAACACCTGTTTACATAAGTGAATTCCCTGTCATCCCATATCCAGCTTATTCGGATACATACTGGTATGACATACGTGGTAGAAGGACATTACCATATAGAAGTGGTGTTTACTTACACAAAAGACGGGTTATTATAATAATAAAATGATATTATTTAAGGCGCACTTTTACCTTACCATCCTCTATATATACATTAGGCGGGGTTCCATGAAGCCGGCGCCCTCTAAGATCAAATCTCCCTTTTAGGTAGCGAGGCCGCGGCTTCCTCTTATCATCCTCTATAATAAGACTACTTGTATCAGGAAGAACAATCCTCATAATTTGATAAAGAGCTAAGGAATCATATGCTACGCACTTACGTCCCCAAATACTACCTTTTGTTATATAGACACATAATGAATCACCACTTGCTAAACCAGGATATGCACTTCTGCCTATATCAATGATCCAAAGGTGATAACCCCACACAGTACTGCATGTTGGAGCAAGATGATTTATGCAAGGTTGTACCCTCCATAAAGGTATGGATGCTGAAGGACATGAATGTATGCCACAGCTATCCCAAATGGTATCCGCAGAGCTATCATAGATAAAAAACTTGAGAGAGAAACCATACCATATATCATCAGTACTATCCGTATCAGTACCCATTGATGATATTACTTGTAGTGTACACAGATTGCGGTTAAAGGAGTCCGCGCACTTTGAACAGATATCCATCGTATCAACATAAGCTGTATCATTATATCCTAACTGGAATAGAACAAAGAACCAGCGAGGCGGCAGAGGTGGGTCAGCAGCAACCAATGATATCCCGATCGCTAATAATATGGCAATGCTAATCTTTTTCATCTTTATCTTTTTTAGATGGCATAAGCAGTTTAGCTATAAGTACAATCACACCTACAATTATAACACCAATTATGCCAAATGTCCCTATCAGTGCCAATGCATCCATCTCGGGACCTGTGAATGGATCCTGAGCAAAAGCAATGTTAAAAATACCAAACGCCCATAATATGTAATATAGTCTCGCCATCATTCAATAATACCTTAATCAAAATCTATTGAAAATTCCCAGAAATACGGTATAATCAGACCAAAAGAAAGGAGTATGTATGATCATAAAGGTCCCACTCAGACAAGACACAAAAACAGTTTCACAGAAAGGTTATCCTGTCATAGCAATAGTTTCTGGTAATACACATTTTTATTCCGGTGGGCGATATTATACATATGAAATAGCTGTTGCATTATCTGAATTAGGAGCTGAAGTGCATTTCATTACAAATGTACGTCCAAGGCATTTTGAAAAGGATTTCAAAGATTATGATCTCAGTAAAATTCATTGGCATGTTGACAGAAACTATAAAGCCGACCTACCTCCCTTAGATGCTGTTATTGGTTCTCCTATCCATACAGCCCTCATAGCCGTTGATCTTGCAGGCCTACATTCATGCCCTTCGATTATCGTTGTCTTTGAAACACCTAACTGGTACGCGGAATATGAGGAGGATGAACATAAATATATGCCACGAAAGCAGCCATTTGAGATGTTTAAGCAAGCCTTAATAGAGTGTGATCACATTATAGCAATAAGCCATGAAGGCGCTAAATATATTCCTCAATGGGATAGCAGAATTCCACCAGATAAAATTAGTGTTATAAGACCTGTTGTGAATCATAAATGTGCTGATAAATACAGAAACAGGTCTGCAAGAGAGCGTAGTGTTACATATGTTGGTAGAATTGTCTTTAATAAGCAATTTTGGGAACTCTATGATGTTATAATGAATGATCCTGAACCATATGTATTTCATGTTGTTACATCAACGATACCAGAAGCCGAGCGCAAAGCACACATGGGAAATGAAAAACATCCTGTCCAGTGGCATCTTAAGGTTGGTGATGACAAAAAATTCGAAATATTATCAAAAACATCAGCCTTAATTTTACCCACCAAGTTTGAGGGTTATGGTATGCCTCCACAGGAATCATTATATCTAAATACACATACAATTGTTACGGATCTACCTGTTTTCCATAATGGGCATGCAATAAAGGATGATGCACATTTTGTTAAGGACATGAAAGAAATTCCAAGTGTAGTACACAAGGTACTTGGTAAGACATGTACACCTAAGGGGCACATACCGACGATGGAAGATATGAAAAGAGAGCTTCTGCAGGTTAAGGAGATACCATTTAAGTGGCGCTCTGAAGACGATATCCTCATAAGTTTTTCATGCTGTGTCTTTAACAACGCTAAACATATAAGAGAATGCATTGAATCAATTTATGATCATGCATATGAGATAATCATTGTTGAAGGCGCCACCGATTGGTGGGCTAACTACTTTAATAGCCCTACAGGTATTAGCACTGATGGAACACATGAAATAATTATGGATCTTGTAAAAAATGACAGCAAGGGGGTTATAAAATATTATGGTCCCTTGCGTTTCCCTCATAAGGTACAGATGAGACGTTACGCGGTAAATAAAATTGATAAAGAAGCCGTGAGAAGCGGGCGCCTCGTCTATTGGATCGTGGATGCTGATGAAATCTATACTGATGAAAGCATTAAAGCGATGAAGCGCGCCATCCTAACGCATCAAAGAGGCATTGTTTTTCAACCAACATACAGACATCACTGGATTGATCCACGGTATATCATAGAAGGCGGGCCATGGAGCGCGCCTCATACAAGAGTCGTCGTATGGAATAGGAAATACGGCTATCATAAGCGTGATCAATATTATGTACAGAGACATAATGAACCATTAGATGAACAAGGCATAGGGCTTAATATAATGAGGCCAAAGTATTATGTAAGCCGCGGCTTAGGTGTACTAGTCCCCGACTGCATTGTTGACCACTATGCATATGATTACAACTTAGAAGCTAAAATGCAATTCTATAAGGAACGTGGTGACAACGCATACAAATTGATGGTTGCTGTTATGCAATGGAAGCCCGGCAAACCATTACCAAAAGGTATTATGATCAAGCGCATAAATTAAACATGCCGTTCAAAATGGGGTACGTCCTTGAACGTCTTAAAGTTGCCACCCCACCTATTCTTCTTATTAAGACTCTCCCAGTACTCACCAAATTGTTTGATATCATTATAGTCCCATGTTAAAACATAATACTTCCCATCAACAACAACAATCGTCTGCTCATACTTATATTTTTCACCCTCCTGTATCGGCTTAAAGAAATTAAGGTCAATAGCGAGCCGCTTCAAATGATATGAGTTCATTGTCTTACTGCGTCCTGTTTCCACATATATCCGTTGTGTCTCAGGAGAGCGCCAGAGCTCTCCCCCTGTAACAATCCAGCCTTTTTCTTCGACATACTTAATCAGTTTCACTACATCCTTCAGAAACTCCCACTGTTCCTTCACTAATGACATCTTCCTTAACCTCCTCTTCTTTTGGTTTCTCCTTTGATCCTTGGAAAATAAGACGATGTCCTTCATCTTTGCTTATTAATGCAATAGTGCCTCCAAAGTCAATCTTACCAATGTAATTCTCATCTTCATATTCAATATACACCCATCCAGTATGCTGCCCATCAGTATCTACGATTTTACCATCCTCTTCGATATAGAATGCTGGATCACCACGCCGTGTGAGAAGACATGCTTTATAATTACCATAGTCGTAATAAAATTTATAGAAGAATAACATACGCACCTCCTTATGTTATAATTCCTTGTTTCACCCTTGACAAATATTCTAATAAATATCGTTCTTTTCCCTCATCTCTATTTTCTTTTGTTATTATAGGCCAGCCGCGCTTCTTACAACTATTATTAATCCATGAGCGACGGTGGAATATAGTAAGCCCGCGGCTTCTCATCTCATCAATAGCCTGCTTACTAAATCCACCGCTATATTTATATCCAAACAACTCAACGAACAGTCTCCGGAATTCATCATAGACATATCGTGCAATAATACTTGCTGCCGCAATCGAATAATGCGTCTCATCACCACCATAAACACCAAATTGAGGTACACTTAATCCATCAACATCATAATAATCCACAAATACAACTGCATTACCATTATCCTTAGTGATTCGATCTACCATATTCTTAATAACATCTAACTCGTGCTTACGATAATTGCCACCGCCATCTACGATATGGAAATCACAATAATCAATGTAAACAGGAAATCTTTCCATAAGAGATAATGCTACATTCTTGCGCTCTTTTACTGTAAGTACCTTGCAATCAGCAACAGGTATTAACGGATACTTAACAGGCGGAACAATTTTAACTGCACCCACAATAATAGGTTGCAGGGAGGAAAAGACATTTACCTCATCGAATCCAATGATAGTCATACCTTCATCAAGGTACTGTTTCTCATCAGGATCAAAATCTGTTAACCAATGCTTTCCCATTATTCCTCATAGACATTCTGTGTTGCCCAATACCCTAAACAAATAGCATCTGCTATATTATGGTTATCTATCTCCTGTCCTGCCAGCTCAGATGCAAGCCTCATAGAATAACGCTTGCGATCAACACGTTTCGTCTGTGACGAACATTGCAATACATTTGTCTGCCATGTCTGGGGTTGCACAACTATAGGAATCCATCCATTACACTCAAAGATTGTTGTAATAGAAGCCCGCACCTCAACCAATCTCTCAAAAGTTAAAACATTCCTCTTGCTTGCCCGAGGATGAAGCCACTGACCCTCTATAACAAGTACCCGCGTACCTTTATCATATGTTGTGGATAGCTTGTGCATCTTATCCAAAAATTCTTCATCTCTATCAATCAAGCCCCAGCTTTTCAAATGTCCATCCTCCCATATGCTATAACCAATGCGTTTCGTATCGGGATCAATAGCTATAATAATCATTTCTTAAGCCTGCTTTCTATAAATTCCTTTAGGTTATCTTTATTTTGATAAATCTCTAGTGGATAGATACCATTCTCAAGCAATCGATCAATAGAATATTTCTTACCATCAATCTTTATGGAATTACCTTCCATTGGTATGCCAAAATCTGAAGCCGGCGCCAAATCAGACCACATGTCAATCAAACCAATATTTGGCTCAACCAATAAAATATGATTCTTACCCTCAATAATGCTTGATGTTTTGGTTTTGACAATCGTAATCTTCACTGTGTCAAACTTATATTTACCACTTATACGGTGGAAAAATAATTTCAAATGATAAAGGTGTTTTAATAGATAAGGACCCGGCTCCCTATAACTCATATAAGCTTTAGTATATCTGGTAACCTGTCCACCTATGAGATCTCTTATCTGGTTTATAATGATCGCAAGGATTTCTTTTTCACCTATTGCCGGAGCCCATACCTTAAGCTCGCGGCTTAATAAGCGCGCCAGCTCCGATACCTTCTGCTCCTGTGGCTTCGCTCTCTTCTCAAATTCAGTACTCATAGCAACAGCACTATCAAAGACAAACCCAACAATATCATCCAGATGTTTGGCATAAACATCACGTATATCTTCAAATATCTCCTCAGCTGTTGAACCACGTATAACAATCATTTCATCAAGCTTGCAACCCTGGATCTCAGCCCATCTCCCATCAAACATGCGCTCTGCATCAACATAGACAGTAAGTCCGCCCTTCTTTTGTTCCTGTAGAAGGCCTATTAAAGCGAGAGCTAATGTTGTCTTACCAGTGGAAGGGCCACCCCAAAATCCTATGAACCTGCCTAACGGTATGCCATATAACGCTTTCGCCATAAAGGGGAAACGGGCTGATAGATCCAAATACTTGGTACTTGATAGCTCAGTCGCTTTTATTATTGCCATCTTAAACCCCCTTTATCAATCACACTTCCCACCATACCCACATTTTGGACATGGGTTATTACAATCAAACGCATATTCAACACCTCTGGTTATAATTTTATAACCACACATGGGGCATACATTTATTATAGCATCATCGGGTACCTCACCATCCGGTAGAGCACCATTATACATATTTGATGCTTCTTGCACAGCCCTCTTGCGTTGCTCATATTCCTCCTCAGGCGTAATACCACGCAGGAAGTACTTTAGTGCTAATCCCCAGAATCCCACAGGAGATGCAACCTTGTGTCCCTTATACCATGTCATACCATCAGCAGATTTTATGCTTGCAAACTCATTAATAATACGATCAACGACACGGTGATATAACTCTTCATCTCCAAGGGCATAAATCTGCTTGAGGAATATCGACGTGATCACATCTAGAGCGATAATAAAATCCGAATGTGGTATATCCTTACTACCCAAAAAGATTTCCAATGGCTTACCCTCAACACCCGCTACGATAAGATAATAATTTTGGTCTCTATAAGGGAACTTATAAGCCTTCGCATCAAGTGTATCGGGCCGCTTCCAATCAGATAAAAAGAGGAATTTGCTCTTCTTCTTACCACTCCTTATTACAGCCTGCCGGCTTCCCTCTCTGAATACAGTTATACCCTTTACCCCATTTTTCCAAGCATCAATAAAGAAGCGCGACAGATCATCCGTTGTCCATTGAGCTGGTATCGTATATGTATTGCTAATAGCATTATCGATATGTTTTTGTATCGCTGCATGGATGGCTAGTTTATCATATGGATCAACATCATGTGCTGTAACCATGTATGATGCGTTTACGTCATAACCATCAGTATTTTCTACCCATTCATATATAGGTTGTTTGAACTTCATCATTTTATTGAAGCTCTCGCTCCACCGTTCGATTTCAAAATAAAAAATCGGTTCAAATGCTGCATTAACCCCTGTTAATAATGATATCGACCCCGTTGGCGGCACAGTTAACAACGCAACATTCCTTATACCGTGTTCAGCCACCTGCATCATAAAGTCCTTATTAAAATGCTTTTTGATAAAGAGCGCCTGCTCAACATAATCCTCATATGAACCATCCTTTTTAAACTGTTCAACAGCAGGCGCGGGGCCTAACTGCTGGGCAAGTTTAACAGATTCATCATATGCTATATTACATATAAATTCAGCTATGCGCTCGGCCTCCCTGACAGACTTAAGGGTACCATACTTAATGCGCTTAATAATAAAATAATCAGCCAGTCCCATAAACCCTATACCAACCCGCCTCTCAAACTGAGCCTGCTCCTTTACCTTCTCTATAGGATAATATGCTCTATCAATAATAGCGTCACCCAATCTAACGGCAAATCGCACCGTCTGCTCTAACTTTTTCCAATCCATACGGCGAGTAGACAAATCCACGTGAGCAACAAGATTGATGCTTAAGAGGTTACAAACGGAATAAGCCGGCAGCATCTGTTCCCCACACGGATTGCTTGTAGCAATCTTTGCATAGCCTGATGAATTTGATGTGCGTTCGACATTGTCTATAAAAATAAGCCCCGGCTCCGCTGACTCCCATGCGGTTCTCACAATCGTATCCCATAACTTCTTCGCTCTTATACTATGCCGGACCTTCACAACATCATTTTTGAAAGATAGAGTAAAGTCATCATCAGAAATCATAGCATCCATAAACTCATCTGTTACCTTAACAGATATATTAGCGTAGCGCACCTGAAGCCGGCTTAATATATACTTCACAAAATCAGCCTCCTCATCATCAACATTCAGAAGAGTAAAATAATTCTCCATCGCATTGTTTAAATCGCACTTCATTTTTACGAATCGCTCGATATCAGGATGTGTTATGTCAAGACTTATTAACAGAGCTCCACGACGCCCGCTCTGACCGACCAATCCCGTAACAGCAGAATATAATTCAGCCCAGCTCCATGCACCCGTAGAAACCTTTGCAGATCCTGTATGAACCTTTGCACCCTCAGGACGTAGCGTTGATATATCTATACCACATCCACCACCTGACTTATAAACGATTGCCAATTCCTTCGCCGTATCAAAAATGCCCTCCATGCTATCCTCTGGTGATGCGATAACATAACAGTTAAATGGCGTTATACGTTGTTCAACACTCCTTCCAGCCGCATACAAAACACGACCGCCAGGAACAAGCCGCCAGCTTAAATTACCATTCTCATCAAAAAAGATGTTATCAGTCTCTATAGGATATGGTTTAAGAAAATAATCATACACACGCTGAAAGATTGACTCAATTGGTTCATCAGGTTCTGCCTGATATTTTTTGGCTATAGTATCTCTTATGGTCTTATACTCATCAGATATTGGAATCATGCGCCACTCCTTTCGCTACATGCCTCCCTGCTTCTTAACAATAATGACACACGTTTGATAAACGCATAAAATAACCCGAGATATACTAGATAGTCTCTAACAGCATCCTCATAGGAATCGTTTTCGACTAATAGTTCACCCTTTTTATTAAATGTTATCATCCTGCTGACCTTATCAGCCATGCGCCATATGAAGCCGAGGCCTATATCATAAAAATCCTCCCATTCATTGTATTCCCGGGGAAGCCGCGGCTTCATAACAGCAACAAACATAAAATTAGCCAACGCATCACCACCCAACCCCGTTGCATAATCATGGTTCTTTTTTGTATGGAGCTCCTTTATCGATGCGATAATATTATCTAATGGCTGGCGCTTCATAGATGCATAGTAGTCAAGCAATCTAGCACCTTCTATAACGATAATCGATAACATTAAATCCAACCCCTGGCGGCGGACCTCATCACAGTTGCACTTAGGATGTGCAATGATCTTTACTAAATTACGCAGCTGCGCTAGTGATCTTACCCTATCTGATATGTCCAACCTATCAAGGCGTATGCCTCTCTTCGATATGAGATCCAAATATTCCAAAAACAGACGGTCGCCTCTGAACCCATCCTTTTCAATAATAAAATCATCGCGATAAAAATAACACAAGGTAGGGTCAATAACAACATCGGATGGACTTGAACCCATATCCACCTCCTTTTGTCATACATTATAATTATTTATTATATGTTTTAATATAAGTGATGGCGTATGGCATTGCGGAAGATTTTGGCAGGTAGTCCCATCAAGGACCTCATAACCCTGTTGAGCAAACCGCGTCTTGTTATCCTTCCTATCTGCCACTTCTTGCTCCTCATCAGATTCATCACAAATGTATCGATGCGCTTCGATGCTGTCAAGTGATTTTTTAATATAGGTATCGGTTGATCTATCTTCCTTACCATCTCAGGCGCCTTGGATAGAGCCGCAAGACGTGTACCAACCTGCGATATCTCCCACTTTAATCCTGCATATCGTGCCGGCATGCGCAACAGGGATGGTTTGATACGTAATGGTAGGTCTACATAACGAGGAGACCATAACCTTTTGGTATAACGATTCGTATCCTTTATATTACGACCCAGTTCTAATAACCTGTGATTTAACTTAAACATCTCTCACTGTGTGTCGGCCCCGAACCACCTCCGCTGTCGGACATCCTCGGGGTCCCCACCTCCACACGGAGGTGAGTTTATCCGCACGGGGCCTGAAACTTTTTTTGTTCCCCTCACTGTCCCACCATGAAGCCCCGCCAAGGGCTCATTGTCTATGTTAATTATACCACTTATCGATTTTACATATCCATGCTTTTGCAACAGATACAGAAGAGATGTGTGTATATAGACCAAACGACTTGTGTTCCTACATTCGAGTCTACCGAACTCCTTATAGGTTCCGATAGGTAATCCTACCTTTTCAGCTATGTTATACAGATACCTTACAGCATCAACAAGGAGTTTGTACTTAAATGTATGGCGATTACGGTCCTTAAGGACTCTTATCTTACCATCAGGTATGTTGATATCCGTCAGTTCCAACGGTTGATTACGCATGTACCGTATGTATAGATCAATCATATGATTAATGTCATTTTTTATAAGCATGTTATCTAATAGATATTGATGTGATGATAGGATCTTATGTAAGCATCTTGCTATTATGTGTAGCAACGGTTGCCTTCGTAGGAATTTCATATTGGTAAGTCGTCTGGGTGTTATGTGTCGTATCTGTAGGTTATGTATGGCCTGTGCTATAGGTTTGTAGTAATGAGCAAGCTGATGTATGTGTCGTTGGCGTATGTACTTTAATGACTCTAGTTTCTTATCGAATGTAGTGTTTAGTGACCATGTTGATGCATGTGAGTAGTCGGGTGATGTTGATGGTCGTATGTTATAGACTGATATGTATGCGTCATTAGATGGTGATGCATCCTTATACTTACTATGTATAATGTGCTTTTTGTAATATTTACGTATCTTAATGGCATGATTAGTCTGTTCCATGGTTCGCTTATAGGATCTGATGTGACGGATGGTTAGAGGTAGTGCATACCATTCGGACTGAGGTAGATTGTAGACTTTAATGTCCTTATGAGGAATGTATCTGTATGCAGATGGCTGGTATGCGATCTGCGGGTTGATGGGGTCGTTGCGATAGTAGGTACCTTTATTAGTATGTTTTTTCCTTATGAAATGATATGTTGGTATAAGGAGGAGAAGTTTGTGCTTTTTAAGATATGTTATGTGCCGCCTTATGGTTGGTATGGATAGCTGAAGGAGTGAGGATATGAAATCTTGTGACTTGGGCATGTGCTTGGGGTCGGCGGCAAGGAATGCAAGAAGTGTTATTATCTGTGTCTGTACATGTGCTGGAAGCGAGCTTATGTAGTTATGTATCGAATCAGGTATGTAGACGAGCTTGAGAGGCCAGCCCTCTGGTGCGAGAAGCCGCGGGTTTATGTCCTTTAGGTCCTTAAGAGAGAACGAAAATGATGCGTACGATGTATTAGTATCTTTATCATATTTTATCTTGAAGCCGATGGTTCTTATTATGTTGTAAACCTGTGTGTAGTGTTTTTTTAAGGCCAGCAGGTTCTGTCTGACATATGATTTGAAATCATCGTAGGGGATAAGCCCGCCGTTATGCCATATGTAAAGGAGTGCGTTGAGTGTTTCGTAGAGAAGCCGCGGCTTTAAAGGACTGCGAGGCGCATAATAATTTGACAGAGCATCACCTACATACCTGAGAACGCCGCCTAATGTGCTCACTATAATACAGTCATGTATGTCATCAGTGTAATACTTCATCAACCTCTATCATTGTTTTGTATGATTATAATCATAATGTAAATGGTGTCAAGAGAAAAAAAATTGTTGACAAGATTTATTTGATGAATATATAGTAGGTGAAACCTATATCAGGAGGTTATCCTTGATAAAAATGATTGGTGATCATGTTCTTTTGAAGCCGCGCAAAAAGGAACAGGTGGGTGGTATATATCTCCCCGAAGCAAAGGTTGAATTTTTTGAGGTTGTTGATGTCGGTGATGGTATACCACTCCCTAATGGTACATATGCTCCCGTTGATGTCCATGTTGGTGATATCGTTTTGGTACCAGAACACGTAGGTGTTGAATATGAAGATGGTGATACTACATATGTTATTGCCCGCCTATCCGATATTGATGCCGTTGTAGAGGAATAAGAGGAGGATGAAGGCTTGCGCGTCAAACGATCCGACAAGGTCCTTCTATTTTCATCAGACAAACAGTTGAAATTACACCTATCCGAACGGTATAAGGTTGTAACTCCAGAATCTAATCGATTACCATTATTTATTATATTGGATGCTGTTTCACGGTATCAGCACCTCGATGTCTTTTCATTATTAACATATATGTTTGGTTACTTATATTTTAAGTTAGGTGAGTATGCGCGTCATAAACAGCATTGTTATTTGGTTGTGTTGATGAAGCCGCGCGTTTTGAAGATTTCATTGCTTGAAAAGAGACTGGTTAACCCCTTAAGCCGGTTGTTTAAGACTAAAAGATTTATACGCCAGACGTCAGTTCAATCTGTGCGGTCCTTGTCACAGCTTATATCCCACCTCGGTGATTATTATAATGATAAAGGTTCATATAAGGTTGCTATTTATCGGATAGGAGGATTCCATGAACGTTGATATGACAGCAAAGAGGGTTGTTGATGATTATTTGGACAAGGCTGGTATCGTTAGTTCAATAGAGACACCAGATGATTTAGCTCTTTATATATTGAGGTATGGTCACCGTTATCCGTCTTTATTAGTTGATGCAGTACAAAGGGTATGGAACGAGAAGATTGATCATTATGATGATGTCATATATATAACGGCAGATAAGTTTGCGCAGTCGTATTTGAAGGAGTTTGAGGGGATTGTATATGATTATAGGAAGCCCGCCGGGCTTATTGATACGTATCTCCATTTACTAGATGTAGCGCCGGCTTCAACACTAATGTTCGGTTACTACTTTTACATACATTCATCGGAGCTTATATTAGTTGCGCCCCTTGATTATTATAACATGATAAAAGGTGCTTATGAATCATATTTCTGGGATTTTGAACCTAATTTAACGATTTTTGATCTTATAACATATGCATTTTTCGCCAAGGCCTTAAACATGGGTGTTGCAATTTTAGAGGGTAGTGATATATCACTTAGTGTTGTGAAGAAGTTTATGTATCGCGTTAAATCCTTATATACGACAGAGGAGGTGATGGATGATTCAAAGGAGTGAACCTGTTGTTATACCGTTACCTGTTAATATTTATACACAGTGGGACGAAATCAAAAGGTTCATTATCGAACACAAACACGATATGGTTAGTATAAATAAGTTGCTTCACGATGTTTTTGGTTTACCGAAGTCGACTGTCTATGCATTGTTAAAGACATTGGATCTATTTATTGGTAGCTGGAAGGAATTGGATCGTGTTGATGTTGAGCCGGTATTGGGACAGAAATTATCCGAGCAGGATGTAATGGATTTATGGCCAGAGATTGAAAGTTATAAGAAGTTGGGGCGCGAGGGCTTCATAAAAACGCTAATGGACAAGTATAGATTGACATATTGGGCGGCGAGTAAATTATATTATCATGAAGGCGGGCATTCTAAATATGATAAGCGGAAGCACGAGGAGCCTATAGGGAAGGGATTCAAATCTGATGAAATATTAGACTGGCGGGCTTATTTGGAGGAAATGGAACATTTTCGTCACCGTATAAATTATAGTGAAGGCGATGTGAATTATGATTCTGTTTATGAATGGCATGTGTCGACATCAAAGGTTGGTGTTATTTTTACATCCGACTGGCATCTTGGTTCCCGGTTTACTGATTACAAGCGTCTTAAAGAGCACATAGAGCTTCTTATGGAGAATTTTCATGTATTTCTGGTTGGTGATATGGTTGATATGTTTTTATCATTTAAGAATAAGGCTGTTGAGTTTCAGCAGATAGTGCCGCCAACGACGCAGTTAAAGCTATTGTATAGTATATTATTGGAATTACAGCAGAAGGGGCGGCTTCATGTGATTTTATTATCAAGCCAGCGGGTTCATGACTCAGCTGTTAGTGCTGCGGCCGGTTTCGACCCTTACCAATTTTTTGATGGCTTAAATACAGTTTATTTCAGGAATAAAGGTACCGTTTATGTACGCATGCCGCAGAGAACATGGGAGGTATTAATTTTACATAAATATGGTCGTAATTCTTATAGGAATCCGTTTAGCAGACATGTTTATGCTATTGATAATGTTTCAGCAACAGCAGATGTGATTGTTATGGCTCATCTACATCGCAGGGACTACGCCAGCTTCTACTTTGGTGGAAAGCAACGAGTTTGTATAAACCTGCCGGGCTTCAAATATAACGATCCTTATACTCAATCATATTTTGATCAACATGAAGCGCCGTTCCCCGTTGTTGTGTTTGATGATGATAATAATACAGTGGATGTGTATCCATCACCGGAGGTAGCGCGTTATGTTATTAGCAGTTGATTACAATGTTATTCATAAAATTTACAGGTATATGATGCATATAACATTAAATTATAATGAAGTTTTACCAATTGAGGATTTGATAGGAGGTGTATATGCGAACGAGGCGAGAGGGCAGGTATCTGTTGATACAGGGTATCGATCCTCCGATAACGAGGGATGATGTATCCGCTGCAACAGCGATCCCGTTACGTCGTTTGTGTGATATTATGCATGTTACTGATGATGGTCGTTCTGCGAAGATTGATTTAAGGTCTGTTGGGTTAGCTGAGTTGCTTGCTATGACGTCATATCTTACCTTGCCATGGGTTCCCGTGGCGATTGATTGGTTCCGTGTTAATATGAAGGCGCGCTCTACATATGCTGTAGGTGTTATATTAGGCCGCGCGGCTTCATATATTCGTAAACAATTAGGCATAACATTAGAGGGGACAGATGAAGAGAATACAGTACAATCTGAAGAAACGGTTGAGGCCAATCAGTGAGGGTACGGCTGTTGTTGTTGATCTGCTTATCAGGCCGCAGACAAATTTGTACATTCCGGAGTCTGTGTTTGTATTGCAGTTTGGGCTTGTTTTAAACCCGGGGATCATCAAAAGATTACCATTGGATCTACATGAGGGGGACATAATTTTGCGGGCTGCATGGAAGGCCGACCTCATACAAACATGTAGTGGTGAATATGTTAAGTCCGCTGATTATGTTGATATAGAAGTGCCAGATGTGCCGGGCTTCATCATCAAACCAGATGACTATCTAAAGCTAGTTTATCATAGAGATATTATAGCAATTTTTGATGATGTTGATGATTGGGTAAAATTTGTTAAACATTTAAGCAAGATGGAGGGAAATTATGGGAATCAGTGTACCAAATAATGTTAGGGATGAGATGGAACGAGAGCGTCGTGAGAAGATTGTGAAGCACGCGCTCCTTGGTGAGTTGATGCCTATTATGATCGATCTTACGCGTCTGGTTACTGAGATACGCCATATACGTAACAAGGATGGTGATGATGCACCTCATCCTCATATGAAGGATGATGTACTCAATAAAATTGATTCATTGGTTGAGCTATTCTTTACGACATATACTGATTTTATGAAAACGTATATTAACGATATTGATGGTCTTGCGCGTAGTGCGCTTGAGCGTATGATGCAGGAGAGTATGACAATGGGCCCGGGGCCTCGTATACCACGAGAATGATATGAAACTATGTAATGGATATTACATAGGTGAGATCATTGATGATGGATTTGTTGCGCAGCGTACTGATATTATTGTACCATTTGGTGAATTGTCATATTTGTTAAGAGTGCGCATTAAGTGGAAGGCATCATCTGCTTTGGTATATTCAAGGAGACAGGACAAGTATATTGACCTACCAGTTTCAGTTAACGTTGGTGATGAGGTGTTGGTTCTGAGGTTTGATACGCAGCCTCTTGCTTTACGTGGTACCAATGAGCCGCGCTTCGTTGTCGGTAGGTTGGTAGACATCTTAGGGGTTTATGAAAATAAGCACAATACTCGCGAAAATAAAGAAGCGTGATGAGGCTGCTAATTATGATTATAAATACGAGAAAAAATATGGAATCCTGAGGCGTAAAGGACGCAAGTGGGACTCGGAACAGGAACGTATTTTGTATAGTATATTAAGGCAGATATATACAGGTCGTAAGATCTTTAACCATGTTCGTTTTGAGGAAGCGCCGACCCTTGAGTATGATTTTTTTATACCTGATGAATCCCTTGTTATTGAATATAATGGTCAGGAGCATTACTGTGTTGTTGAAGGTATGACCGTGTATGACTTCTATGGTCGTGTGTATCGCGATCGTTGTAAATTAAATAATGCTTGCAAGCGTGGTTATACATACATACCCATTCCGTTCGATATAGGTCTTACTGTTGGTATAGTAAAGAAGTGGATTGATAGTGGGTGGGATAAGGAAAAGGTAATACAACATTATCTTGAGTACTACGAAAAAAACAAATTCGGATAAGCTTGCGCGGGCTTATGATGAAACAATCCAGCGTGTTTGGGATACATTCTTCCCTGGTGTTGATATTGATGTTGTTGTTGGTATGAGGGATGCTGCATCTGTTGCTAAGCTACCTATCAAAAAATGTACCCCGGCGTGTCCATTATATGATCAATGTGAGGTTAGGAAAAAGTATTCGCCATCGTATTGTCCTATGGAGTTTGTTAAGTTCTTTGAGCAGTTAACTAACATGGCGAAGGAGCTTGATATTGACCCTGATAATGTAGTTGAGGCGTCGCGTGTATTGGATTACCAGCTATTATCTCTTATACAGGATGCGATATTGGAAAAAATACAACATAATGGAGTGAGTCAGTATGTTCCTGTTGTATCGGGGGAGGGTGTTATAGCTGAGGTTGAGGAGGTGTCACCATTTGTGAAGACTCTTATGGAGATTGCAAAGTTGAAGGGTAAGATATTGGAGGAATTTTTAGCAACGCGTCAGTCGAAGAAAAAATTTGGTGAGGGCGAGGATAGTGATCCCGCGCGTTACTTATCAGGTTTACCTATTGTTGATGCTGAGGTTGAGGATGTAGATACTGAGAAGAAAGATAATGATGATAAAAAAGCAGATTAAAATATTAGAGGGACTTGCCAAGTCAGGTAAGGAATTTGTCAGGCGTTTTGGACAGTTCTTGCGTGGTTCACATAATTTGGAGCCGCTGGTTGAGTTACCTGCGAAGGCGTTTAGGAAGCCGCCGCCTCTCCTTCTGTTCAAGAGATCGGCGGGCTTAATAGAAACGAATATTGTTAAGCCCAAGTTGGTAAGATCTACGGTAAGGCGGTTGGAATATGCTATGACCCAGGATGTACTTAAGCGGATGCGTCAGAAGCTTAATTACAAGTTTTTGAAGAATAAGGTCGTACCGTTGACCAAAAATGTAAGAAGGGCGCGGTTTCGTACATCTTATAAACTTATAAGACCAAAACCGACAGGCAGGCATATACGTGATGTGATGTCTATACAAGGTGCAAGTATTGCTTGGGAGAATTTACATAAGCAGTCTTTAAATAAATTAGAGGCAACAAGGGTAGGTTTTAGACCGAGGGTAAGGAGACAATGGATAGGTTCAATCAGTTAAATTTATATGCGCAGCAGACTGATGAGTATTTCCTTCCTGAAGATAAATACAGACCATTGCCATGGAGAGTTGCTGCTGGTTACGTAGGTCTTGTTAAGTCACCTTTTGCAGCAGGTATTGGTATTGGTAAGGCTTATGCTACCTTAGCAGGTACATCAATCTTATATCATTATGTGTACCGTCCCAAGATATGGCGTACTGCTGTTAAGACAGGAGAGCTTAAGTGGGTTGGTTTCCCAGGCTTCAGGGGATTTGCGCAGGGTCCGCGTGGTGGAGTGATGCGCAAGGTAGGTCATTGGTTGTTTGGGCAGATGTTGAGGCCTGTATTGAGTACACAGGCTTATGATCTGTATAGGAAGCACGGCCTAGTAGGATTAGGTATACATATGGAGATGGCAGGTAAACGAGGTGTGGCACAAAAAATTTTTAAGATGGCTAGGGTTTTAGGTGGTGATACAATAAAAGTAGGTAAGCGTATTGCTCGTTTGGGGAGTACGGCTGGATGGGGATTGCTCATATATGATATTGTTCGTGGCGGCATAGCTCTGAGTGGAGCTGCTCTGAACAAAGGGCTTCGTATCTTAGACCGAGTACATACTACATTAGTTCGTTTAAGAAGAAATCAGCTACCTGAGGCATATAGGATGCCTCAAGCAGCAACATTAAGGTCGTTGGCATTGCAAGAAATTCATACATCGCGTACTAATGTAAGAAGTGTTTTACTAGGTAATGAGGCAGCTTATTTGCATAGGGCATTATGAGAGCATTACGTAGATTAAGGGAAATATATAATAGGCCACAGGTAGCGCCGCGGAATGTTTATCATTTTGTTGATCCTTTAGCTCATGTTAAGCGGTTACGGTTGTGGAGGGGTCGATTAGTTAACAGTCAAGGCAAAAAGGTTGTTAATAAGATTTTGCCCTCTATACAGCGCAGGAGGCCGCGGGCTTCAATGGCTTTAAGCCGTAAATTGCTAAGGTTAACCAAACGTAGCTGGATTGGGTCGCGGCTTAGTCATTTTATGGTTTCAAAGGGGAGGCTTCGTAAGTGGGTTGGTGTATTAAATGTATTGAAGGATGCTATAAGGGTGAGGATGAGATTATGAAATATGTAGATATGTATTATAAGTCGGGTTTTTATAAGAAGGGCGCTTTATATGTTCTGTCTTTTTATCAACGTCTTTTGTATAAGTTTATGCGTCCTAAGGCAAAGTGATTGAAGGTTTATTGACTGTGAGGTGATTAAATGGCCATTGGTAGTATATATTATAGTGGTGGTTACCGCCATATGCCAAGTGCTTTGATAAAGGCTGGTATGAGAGAGTGGTGGTGGGATGCAACGCATTTTGATCGCGCGGTTGGTATACCACGTCCAGAATTACGTACATTTTGGTGGGAAATTGAATATCCAAGAAGGATTATCCGTCGTGCAGCTAAGCATGCGCGTCGTGCGTTTCAAACGGTAAGGAAATTATATGGGCCCGGTGCAGTGCCGAAATGGAGACCTTATATTATGATGAAGTTTATGAAGCCAATGTGGGATATAGAGCCGGAAGGTTTGCGTGCATTTAGAGGTAAGATATGGGCGGAAGAAATTATAAATTTGCGTTATAGTAAATATAAACTACCTAATGAATTTGCGGCTGCAGAATATGCCAAAACACGTGCTGCTGCTTTTGCACAAGCAGCAAAGGCTGCGGAGAAAACGACTCGTGCAAGTGCTGCTGGGGCTGCTGCAAAGGGAGCAGCAGCAGCTTCCCGTGCTGCTGCGCAAGCAGGTGCAACGGGTGCTGCAAAGGGAGTGACAAATAGAGTAATGAGGAATCGTTTATTGAAACGTATTGCTCAGGGGACATTTAAATTTGCACAGAGCAAAACAGGTGCCTTTACAGCTGCTGTGCTTGGCGGGCTTATAGCATTAACCATTGCTGGTGCAAGTTATGTAAGAAGGAATCCATCAGAGATTGCTTTGGCTCAGCTTAGGCAGCGTAGAGCCACGCGTTATCCAAGGGCGCCTTCTGGTTTGGTGTTTGCACTACATGCAACAAGATAATATGGAAGTGAAAAGGTTATCATTAAAAGAGCTAAGTGCTGATGAACTTTTGCGCATACGCAAATCCGCTTCTTACTTTGTTGAATTGTTCCTGCGTGATCCAACCGATCCGCGCCGGCCTCTAAAACTCTACGATTACCAGCGTGAGGTCTTAGATTATCCCGGTAAAAAGGTTGTTATAAGAGGTGGTCGTGGTGTCAGTAAAACAACAATGATGGCATGGAAGGCATTGCACCGTGCCTTCACAATACCAAGGCATGTTATTATTTATTTAGCCCAATCGGAGACGATGCTGCTCAGATTTTTTACTGATTATCTTGATCGTTTTATTACGGATTCGCCTCTAAGTAAATCAAAGGTTGCCTACCGTAAGCAACCTCAGTATGAGATTGTATTAAGTAATGAGTCAAAAATTTTGGGGTTTGTTGGTAATTCTACGCAGACGATCAGAGGCCCGCGGGCTGGTACTATTCTTATCGATGAATGTTTTCACGGTATGACGAAGGTTTTAACACAGCGCGGGCTTACCCCTATCAGCCGTGTTAGAGATGGTGATTATGTTCTTGATGCTGATAGCAAATGGGTGCGTGTTGTTCGCGCTGCGATGACGGGTGTTAAGGAAATGTGGGTTATTGAGCTACCTATATCAGATGAAAAGTTAGTTGTTACATCTAATCATCCTGTTTTAACAAAGGATTCAGGATTTCAGCCTCTTGATACAGTTGATGAGATACCGATTAGTTGTCGTTATTATGAGCCTTTTGAGTATCCTAAGGAAGCGGCGCTGGCGCTTATTTATGCACGGTATATAAGCGAACGTGAATCACTTGTATTTAATAATGAAGGTGTGCGGCTTATTATGTCTGGTTATCCCAGATTCCGCACATTTTATGAGCGTTTCACGGCGGGCAGACATATTAATCCTGTTCTTATTGAGAAGGATTTTATAGATGGAAAAATCGATCAGCGTCTTTTTGTGTATTATTTAGCCGCGTTTGTTAATAGATTTCCTAAGATTGTCATCGATTATCTGACAGGGTTGGGTTATAAGGTTATAGCGGGTTCGCTGGCTAGTGACGATGTACCTAGATATGAAAAGGAGATAGGTTTCCCATTTTTTGAGTCAGGATGGTCAACAATTGTGAAATTAGCTGATAAGTTGAATCGTGATCCTGTTGAGTTATATAAGGAGATGAATTGGTACAATACAGGCATATTTGTTCCTTATAAGAAGAAATCCACCATTAGGGCGGCGGCTTATAACCTTACTACCGAATCGGGGACTTATTGTGTCTTTATTGGTGGATTCCGCATCCCCGTCCATAATTGTGATTATATACCTGAGCGTAAGTTTGTAGAGGTGTTTGGTACGACAATGTCAATGGAGGATGTCGTTATATGGTTATCATCTACACCCAGTCCTAAGAGAGGTTATTTTTGGCGTGCGTGTAATGATGAACGCATGGGATTCAAGGAGTTTCATTTACCAAGTTGGTTACATCCGACGTGGACATGGATGAAGGATGCTGAGAGGTTGGGCATACCTATCGAAGAGACAACAGAATATCAAACTCGTGTTGAGTTTCCTAACCAAGCTGACTGGTTGCGTGAAATAGCTGCTGAGTTTGTTGATCTTGAGGAGAGTGCTATACCATCAAAATATATAGATGAAGCATTTCAGCGTTATGATGGTGAGGTGAGTAGGAAGCGCGGCTTCCGCATTCTTGGTGTTGATTGGAATGCGATGGCAGCAGGTGTTGTTATGGTATTAGTAGAATACGATAATAAAAATAATGTATTTAGGGTTATCCATTCGGAAACGATTTCTAATGTTGAGTATCATCACCAGAAGGCATTGCAGCGTATTGTTGAGATGGTTAAACAATACCGCATTGATGCTATTGCAGCTGATTGGGGTTATGGAGAGAGTGATATACAGCAGCTCCAACTTATTGGTAGAGCTAAAGGGATTCGCGCGCTTACTGACATCATGGCCGTAAAGTTTAATGAGAAGATAAAAATACCGCTTTTCTCTGGTGGTTATGATGAATGTTATGCCAAGGAGTACCTTATGCGGTTGGTCAGGAAATTGTTTGAAATGGGTGCTATCATGCTGCCTCCATCAGAGGATGAAAGATTGCCTGAGAATTATGCTGATGCTACGAATATGTTAGGATATCAGTTACGTAATTTGCGTGCAAAGGTAACGGGGACAGGTCATCTTACATATGTTGTTGAACCAGACCATAAATTTGCTGCATTTTTGGCTGCTGTCTATGGATTTTATAGGACGTTCCAACCGCGTATAGATCCGGTGCAGGGGCTTATTATTTATAATGATTTAGAACGGCAAGAACAGAAGTTGGATCATGTTCCTAGTATAACATTACAGCCGAAGAAGACACAGCGGTTTGTCCATAGAGTTACAAATAGGTATAAGCCAATAAGAACTGTATGAAAATATATGTAAGTAACATAAGTGAAGATGATGTTATATCTTATGAGGGGCGGCGCAACCGTGTGCTTGTAGTTTATGAAGGTGGTCGCAAGGATGTTGTCTATGCTGAGTGTGGTAATGGATTCATTGATGTTGATACTGATAGGCGTGATATAAAGAAGATCAAGGGTGTGTTAAAGGGCGGGCGCTTAATCGACATTGATGTCCATGCGGACATGTTTGATTTTATACCTGATGTTGTAGAAAAACCCACCAGAGAGCGCAGGCCTGCTGAACCCTTGAGGGTTGAGACACCAGAAACGCTGACACCTGAGAAGGAGGAGGAGCTTAAGTTAGAAATGTTGGGGATTCTTACCAGCATTATCACCGGCTTACAATATGCGCATAATTTGAAGACATTAAATGAGGTTGAAAAAGTATTGGATGAGAAGCTTGCCAATTTATGCGTTAAATTTGACCCATCAGAGCGTCCTATGCTGGTTAAATCGCTAGCTTTTGTTCGCGGGTGTAAGGAAAATCAGGTTGGTAATTGCGCTTATGTTGAGGATTTTAATAGAGCAATGAATATTATTAATGCCGCGCCTATATTATTAACAGGTACGAACCCTTTGTTAATACCTGCTAGTGAAAAGGTTCCTCGTTATAAACTACCAGCGGGGCTTCCTCCTAACATCATAGCACGTAAAGATTTTTATAGGCAGTTAACAGTTGACAGAGATGTATCGACGAGTGCTATTGAGGATTTAAGGAGCGTTCAGCTTATTGATGTATGGCGTATTATGATCCTTAAGGCTAGTATTGAGTTTTTGAAATTATTGCGTAGCATATTTAGTGTTCTAAGCAAGGTACCGGGGTTAAAAGCGATTCCTCATACACTTGATAAATGGATTGAAGAATTGGGTAAACAGTTATCGCATTATATAGATCCGCAAGGTAACGTATATATAGGTAATGAAGGATATACGCCACCATTGGAATATATTTTGCGTGATGAAGCAGGTTATACTGATGATAATGATATAAATAATGCTTTGGGGGAATATACACAGTTTATGCAAGAACTTGGCAGGGGTAGCTCTGTAGGTATAGGTGGTGTTGAATCTTCTAATGCCTTAACATATGCTAATACCATTATTAAATTTTTTGCAGCTGAATTCCCCAAGCAATATCCTGATAAGATGCATTTGTTAACAGCAAAGTATTATTTACCGCAAGCCAAGGATAAGGTTATGGCGGCGATTGGTACTGATTGGATGCATTTATGTACCCCTGAGAGGAAGGCTATAATGCGTGAGATTGAAGCGGATCTGCGGCTTAACTTTTACTG